CTGTTCGCACCGTTCTTGCAAGACGCTTCCAATCCACATCAGTCCCATCATCAAGTACCATATTAGAAAGATTAACATTGCCGAGGCAACAGTTCCCATAAGAGGGTAATGAAATCTCACCACAAGGGTTCGTTGAATCCAGCCTTTCAAAGTATGAAACATTAGTGTACCTATTTGCTAAGTCGATGTTATATATACCAGGATCGCCCGACTCAACAGAATTTTTCCAAATAATATTCCACAAATCTCTAGCTTTTATATCCTTTTTACAAACGACCTCAAAAGTATCCTTCCAATCTTTTTTGTAGAAATTATTAGCTCGCGTAAGGACATCCTCCTCATCCATACCTACAACACTAACAACCTCTTCACCATTACGAACTAGATCGTAGGAGTGATACTCTTTATTATTAAATGTAAAGAACCAGTCCTCCTCCAACTCTACAGCCTCAAGAAACCTGTCGGTAATAGCAACAGAGATGTTGAAATTGTTAAGCTCCCCCTTATCCAGTTTAACATGGAGAAATTCCATAAGGTCAGGATGAGTAACATTAAGAATGCCCATAAGAGCAGTTCGCCTATTTTTTCCCGCTCGTACATGTTCACCCACCTCATTGATCATCTTCAACACAGAGACCGAACCAGGGGCTGAGTGAAGAACGCTCCCTATGTGGTCTCCTTTCGGACGAATCTTTGAAACATTAAATCCGACACCTCCCCCCGCACAGGAGATTCTATACATATCTTGGACGGTCTTCCCGATAGAATCCACGCTGTCTTCTGGGTTAATGACATAGCAATTAAGCAAGTTATGATGACCCCTATTACGACCAGCACCATAAATAATCCTCCCGCCAGGGATAAAGTCTCCAGAACCGATAGCTTCATAGAAGTATTTTTCAATTTTTTCTTTCTCCTCATCTCTCTCTGCGGATGCTACTGTTTTAGCAATAACCTTAGCCCGTTCAGCCCACTTAGTTTCTCCAGGATATGCGTATCGAGATTCAAAAATTTCCTGACCAAGTTCGTTTAGGGTTGCGTTTGCCATATTATTTTCCTGTTATTTTAGAGATTCCTTTAGACTTTATCATAGTGATAGTCTTAGCGTTGTCCATTAAAGATTTAAGATAATTATTATGCGTAATTACGAACAAAGTCTTATCTTTCTTCAATTCTGACAAGAGTATATAGAGTCCCTCCAACCCCTCTTGGTCAAGATTCTCAGCAACTTCATCGAAAAACATTAGGTTAGATTTCTGGTTGTGTGAAATCTTCAAAAGTTCCTGCAACCCCAGCATGACAGACAAACTAATCTTCCTCTTCTCCCCTCCAGACAGGGACATGTAATGAATAGGTTTCTTATTATGCGTGATCGTCTCCTTTAAACTCTCATCGAACTCAATAAAAAACTTGCCTTGTGAGAGATGAGATAAGTAGAAGTTTACTTTAGAATTAAAATACTCTAATACATTTTTAATAATATATTTAACTATACCTGATTCAGAAAATGCTTTCTCCCAAAAGCGCATGATCTCGTACTTGCTGTTGAACTCTTGCTTAACATCATGGGCTTCTTGGATCTTACCAAGAGTGTCAGTCTTAATATCCTCAAAGGTTTCAGACTCCTTCCTAAGCTGGTTGTACTCAATAATTTTATGATATTCAATAGAAGTAATAGGGACTTCTTTTATTCTGTCATTGTACTTAGTTTTATCCTCTTCATGTTCAATAATATGACCCCTACATTCTTCTATCTCTAATGCAACTCTTTTAGGATGAAAGGGGGCATCAACAGACTGGCCGCACTTATCACAATATTGATGCTGCTCTGGGTTTTCTAACTTAAACTTTAGGTATGCAATTCTATCTTCTAATACACCAATATCCTTATTGGCAGAAGCTATACTCCACTCAGCAGAACTATTATCATTCTCTAGATGTATAACCTCAGAAAGAGATAGCGACAAGATAGACTCATCGTATTTCCCTTCTACATTTTTACGAAGCTTAGAGAGAGAAGCAATCTTTTTATCATAAGACTTTATACTCTTCTCATGCTCCTGAATAATAGCATCCTGTTTTCTAACTGTCTGTGAGTATACAGACTTTAGCTGTTTAACCGACTCTCTCAACGAAAAAAGATCATCCAAGTTCAGGAAATTCTTAATGATCGTTCTCTTATCCTCAGGCGTAGCATTAATAAACTCAATGTTATTCTGCTGGCCGAATACTGTGGATGCTAAGAATACTTTATAATTGGTTTGAAGAAGCTCGTCGATAAATGCCTGTGTATTTTGGGCGTTGTCTCTAGTAAGCTCCTTATCCCCCTTGTACAGCTTTAGGAAGACAGGCTTTCTACTCCTTTCAATTACAATATCATCGTTAATTGTAATCTTTACCGAACACTTTTTCCTCTCCTTGTTATTTATCAATGCCTCTTCAGTAGACTTACGGATAGTCTTCCCAAACAAACCCCAAACAACAGCTTCAACTAGAACACTTTTGCCTGATCCGTTTGAACCTCCAGTGTCTCTATTCTTTCCCTCAATTAATACTATACCTTTATACTTATCAAAGCGTAACTTTACATTTTTGATAGAGTAAAAGTTATTGATTTCTATCTTGTTGATTTTCATGAATAAGTTTTAATCCAGAGAGGAGATCTTCTTTATTAATTTTTGTTTTGCTTGAGTTAATATAGTAATCAATTAACTCATCATTAAGAGCAGTTGTAAATACTCTACCATCCGTTTCAAATTCTTCCTTATCATCCAACAAAGGCTTGTACTTAACTTCTATAGACCCTACCTGTAACTTGTCACACAGGTCTGCAATCCTATCCTGGTCTTCATCAATACTATTGATGTTAATTCGTAGTAAAGTAAAGAAGGTATTATTCCCCTCGTCATTAATCCAATCAAGATTATCTTCTACCTTGTCATAGTCTACAACTAAATGTCTTGGTCCTCTTTGGTTGGGTACTTTGTCCATCCCACTTTCGTCCAGTAACCCGTAGTAACAGTCTTTTCCTGCTTCTCCGAAGTTGGTGGAGTAGGGAGTTCCGATGACGGATACAGCTTCGTTCTTACCTTCTTTATGAATATGCCCAAGAATCGTTGGGTTTCTAAAATCGGATAGAGACAGGCTAAAATCAGCATCCCCAGCAGAGTTAAGCACCCCATAATAACCAAAGTGCCCGAACACAGTATAACCCCTAGGAGCATTGAGAAGCTCTCTTTTAATTTTTGTTTCATCTTCATAGTGTGGAATAAATACCCATTTGTTTTTGTGATCTATCCAAGTGTGAGTAATAACTTTCACCTTTGGACTTTGAAAAAGACTTAACGCTGTAGTACCATCGTCAGCTTTATTTATACTATCGTGATTCCCTCTTAAAATAAAAATATTTTTAGTCTTACTAACCTCATCAAACAACTCTTTTAATGCTAGTAATACTGTTGGTCTAGGGTTTCTATGCATCATAAGGTCCCCCAGAAAAATAACCTTATCACAATTAGGGTTCTCTTTACAAATTTCTAGTACAGACTGTTTCTGAGCAGCCAGTAACCCCCTTGGTTTGTTATCGAAATGTAAATCCCCAATTACTAATGTCTTTACCATTTTTTTATTGGACACTTTTCAGTATCCATCTTAGTTTTATACTTTAAAACACAACCACAAAGAGAACAGAGGTTAGAAGAGTTGTGTTCACATTTCATACAGATATTCATCCGTTGTTCAGCAGTTAGAGAAACCCTACAGCCCCCAATACACCAGCAATATAGTGCTTTTATAAATCTAAATATTTTCTCCATTAGCACATAAGGCTTTCCAACTTACAGGAAACAGTGATTCCATGATTGTTCCAATCGCTTTCGCAAATTCTTGTGTCTCCTGTTGAGTATGCTCTTCAGTCCTCAGTTTATATAGGTGATGCCACCCAAGAAGGGTTCCTGTTGTAACTGTAGTAGTGAACATTGCCTGGGGTAGGACCATCCTAGCTTGTTCAGGACACACTCCAAGCTCAAGTAACCTCTCATAAACTTCTGCTATTTGGCAATACAAATCATCAACTTTCTCATCTACAATAATAGAATCCTCAGTAGGCAACCTATCTTTACTGCTTCCCTGCTTTACATTATCAGCCCTTGGCCTCCACTCATCCGTTGTAGGGTAATGAAACTCTGGGTCTGAATCAATATATCTACGAGATACCTCGCTCCAAGAGAACCCTACCTGATGTTTACCTAGCTGACGCAGTACGAATAAAGGCGCGACGATGCGTAAAGTACATACAGGATGACGGAAAGGCAGTAGATGTCCATGCTCTGCCAGATAGTTGATAAGTTTTGTATCTGTTTTGTGATCAAATATTTCATGTGTCTTATCAAAAGAACACCTCGCTGAATTTACAACAAGCAAATCACCATTACAGGTGTTGCTCATAAGCTCTACTGAGCCCTTGTGCAATATATGTTTTACTTCCAAAAGGTCCACCACTTACTAGGGTTAAGATAATGTCTAGCTCGTTTTAATTTTTGTACATCATCATTAAAGCCACCCAAACCCCTGTTACAAGAATGACATAACCAACCTCTGAACTGTGCGGTTTTATGATCATGATCTAATACCCACGAACCAATCCTAACACCCCCTAAACCCCTCACCTCTTCTTCATTTCTTAAACAAATAGGACAAACATGATCGGCAGGAGCAACTCCGTACTTCTTTTTTAATTCTCTTCGCTCTTTATTAAGTCTATTGGTACACTTCTTGCACTCTGGTCTTAGGAAATTAGCTCCGCTATGTCTACCGAACGCTGAGTCGTCAAGGTCTTGTAAGCATTTATTACATTGTTTCATAGAATAGGAATCCCATTATCAAAAGTTACTTCTTTACCATCTCCAAAGGACTTACCGACCTCTGCATCAATAGCAAGAGGTACATCAAAATGAATATTAAAAATTTCCTTGATCAGCGGGTAGTTGACCATCTCATCATAGAGGATCGTAAGCGTTTCTTTCACCTCTTCTTGAGGACATACAATTTCAATCGAGTCATGTACCGTAGCTACAGGTTTAGCTTGCAGTCCAGCAGCCTCAAACCTTCTGGATGCTCCTAGAAGAGAGGTAAGAAGTATGTCAGAGGCTGCACTTTGGATAGTAAAGTTCAGTCCCTGCCTCAACGCTCTGTTAATGACCGAGCGATCCCTACTCACCACATCAGGCAGGTTACGTTTGCGACCAAAGATAGTGTAAGCATACCCATTAGTTTTAATAAAGTTGTTAACGAAGTCCATGTATTCAAAGATTCCTGGGTACACATTCTCATAATCTTTAATAATCCTCTCGGCTCTCCGCATAGGAATGCCCATCGTCTCACTTAAATTGAATGCACCTCCCCCGTATACAATAAGAAAGGAAACAGTCTTGGCAATTTGCCTCTCAGTCTTACTAATTTTTTCTTTATTGAACAGAAGCTTTGCAGTGTAGGTATGAAGATCAGCACCTTGATTGAAAGCTAATTGCATATTCCCTTCCTTGGCAATATGAGACAGGACTCGTAGCTCCATTGCTGCATAATCAGCAGCAATAAACGCCCAGTCGTCAGGGGCTCTGAAAAGGCTCCTGATGTTGTTTTTAGTTTCTCGGGGTAGTGTGTGGAAGGACACTCCCATTGCCTTCTGAGCGTTGTACGCAGCGCATGAGAGCCTCCCAGTTGCAGTACCATCAAAGCGGAAGTCTACAAAGACTTTATTGCGCTCATTATAAGCAATAGCATTCTTTGTTCCATCAATATAAGTCTTGGTTAGCTTCTCAGATTTACGAAGATCTAGCAACCCTTTCAGGAATTTCTTAGCTTCCACCAAATCTTCTGTGGTCTTTGACGCAACAACAGACTTGCTTACCTTTTTCCCTTCGTCTCTATGCTGCCATTTACCCACGGCTTTCTAACTCCGTATCAATATGTTCAAGAAGTAGTTTAAGAGTAGGTGCAGAGACCGAAGGTTTTCCTTTGGCTGTTTTGTCAGGAGGATAAAGTTCCATACCACCTTCCCTGGTGTAAAGGATTTCAATTAAATCATTGTTGGAGGATAAATTATCAGTCTTCGTAACACTCTTACAAGTGTATAGAAAATCCTCCTCGTCCATATTAGTAGATCGCAACTGCTTACCTACAGAATCTAGCGTGGACAAGTCTACATCCAACCCATTATACTCCATCTCTGCGAAAGTTTCAAGAGAAGGCATAACAACATTCTCAATAAGTTTCATAACAGGTTGTCCATCTAACCTTTCCATGATAAGGTCGAAGAGCTTAAGGGTAAAGTAGGTATCCATCGCATTGCCTTCACAGCAATCAGATAGATCCATGTTCGCCCAATCAAATTTACTGGGGTTATCAATTGTTAACATTAGAGATCCTCCAACTCATTGGCGAAATACAGTTTAGTTAAGTCCATCAAACTCTTGGGCATGTTCTCATCCAGAAGGTGGTGCATGATCTTAGTGTCCCAGACATTCTTAGTATAGATTCCATAGTTAAGCAAGAACTTGAGATCGAACTTAGCATTGTGAAAGACCTTCCTATTCTTAGGATTCTCTAAGATGCGGCGAAGAAGAACCCACACCTTAGCATAGTGTGGTTCTCCCTTTCGGAAAGGACTATCTTTATGATCCAAAGGAAGCACCCAAGTCTGCTCTTTAGAAGTAATAGAGATTGTCATAATACTATCCTTCAAAAAATTCAGACCTGTGGTTTCTGTGTCAACTGCTATCGTTTCATAGGAGTCCCATAGCTTCTTTGCTAATGCCTCGACCTCTTCGATCTGCGTGAGGACTTTATAGGTAAAGTTCCCTTTAACTCTTTTGCCAAGTACATATTTTTCATATGCATTTTGGATGTCTGTTTTGAACAGGATTGTGTGGCGAGGCTCCTTAATACAGGAGTAAGGATGAAAAATAGGCACAACGATGCAGCGATGCCCTCCAGTAGTGATATATTCATAAGATTTTCCTCTCTTGTTTGTGATGCCACTCTTCTTGATCAGCATCTTCATGGCTAAGTTCCCACAAGGGAACACTAGTTTAGGCTTTACCTTATCTATGGTAGCCTCTAGATGGACGCGACATAATTTCATGTTGTCTGGGGTCATGTCTGCCTCTTTAACAGAGGGACACTTGACAGACGCAGCTAACCTATAACTTTCTTTGTAACACTCATCAATGAGAGACACCTCTGCCTTAGAGAATGGTGCAATGGTTCCCAACCTATAGTTAAGGGAATCAGACAGAAATAAGACAGGTGCTTCTCCAAAATCCTCATAATCCATAACCGAATGGCATGGTTTACTTTTCTCCAGAATGGAACACCCCTCACATAAAGGATTATCCCCATGAGTTTTGTGTCCTGCGTACAACTTATCGAGATCGAACATGGCTATAATAGGGTATGAATAATCATTACATAGACAACAAGAGATTTGAAGAGATCATCCTATTATACCAGCAAGACCCAGAAACTTACGAGGATGATCTAGTTTCTTTATTTGATCTGCTAATCACCAACATAATCGAGTCTTTTAGATTCAAAGTAGACCCCGATGATGCGAAACAAGAATGCTTTGCCTTGGTTCTTAAGACAGTAAAGAACTTTAAGCCACGCAAAGGGACAGCCTTTAACTATTTTACAACCATCATAGTTAACAATCTAAAACTGCTGTACACTAGGAACAAAAAATACAATCAGAAAATAGAAAACTATATTGAAAGAAAGAAGGATGATTTTATTTAATCCTAAGGTTCTTCATCACCATAGAAAGGTAATCCTCTGAATGAATCCCTCTTTTGTTTAGGCGTACAAGATGAGGAAGCTTCGTTGTGTTATATATAACAAAGCTGTGGGGCATACGAAAGCTGTCCACGATGTAAAGGGGCTGTCCTTGCTCAACATCTTTATACTTTTCTCTGAGCTTGGACAACAAAACATTAGAGTGCTTGTCCCACAAAGAAATAAATAGAATATTGATAGGAGACCTATCTCTCTTGTAAGTTCGAATGATCTTATTAAGATCGTTTTCCTTTTTAAGGAAATGTAATTTGTACATTACTCTTCGTATTTTTGAGGACTATCGGACGGGAGACCAGAAAGATCATGCTCAATCACTGCTGATTCTGCTAACCTAACCTCACCATCCTCATTCTCAATGACAGTAATGCCAGACGCAGCGAGTTCCTCTTTGTTCTCTGAGGCGTACTTCTGTACCATATCAGAAAGCTGTTGGTTAAGTGTCTCAATACCTGTTACGAAGACTGTCTTAATAAAAGCCTCGTCCGTAATTTCTTGAGGTTTGCATACATCTGCAAAGTTCTTGTAGGCTATTGCCTCATCTTTCGAAAGTTTAACTTGTAATTTCATACGATTTCTACTCCGCTCATCTATACGGATTCTCCATTTATTGACATCTAGCTTAATACTTGTTTGCTCGGGATCCATTTAACTATTATAGTATAGGTAATAAATTATGGAAGACAATTACGATTTTTCTGCGTTGAAAAAAAAGAAGAGGGTAAACAGCAGGGCTAAAGGCTCTACCTTTGAGAGGTCCATAGCCAAGACACTTAATGATAGATTCAACACCACAGAATTTTCAAGAACTCCTGGGTCTGGTGCGTTCGCCACCACACACTCTCTTCCTGACCACCTTAAAATTTATGGGGACTTGATCACACCACTAAACTTTAAGTATTGTATAGAATGCAAGAAAGGATACAATAAAGAAAACTTATATAGTATATATAATTATAGTTCAGACACCTGGAAATTTATAGAACAATGTGAAAAAGATTCGGAAAAATGCCAGAAGACACCAATGGTAATATTTAAACAAGATAGACAAAAAACCCTGGCTATAGTCCCCTATAATAGTTTATATAAATCTAATAACTACATAGAAATACATAAAGAAGAAAAAACATACAGAATATATCTATTTGATGATCTTCTTAAAGAGCCTGACTACTTTTGGTTTGATTAATCAAGGTCTCAAGTAATCTCATCTGTCCCACCATGTATTGATGTAGGGTACTGTTGTTTAAAGAACCTTTTACTGGTCCGTCGAAAGATCTTCCCATTTTTTCCGCACTCTTTACAGGAATATTCACATCGGTTCGTGTTTCAACCCCTTCAGCAGAATATGTTCTCTCAAACCCAAGTTTACAAACAAGTCCATCAACCAGGATATGTAGTGAACTTCCCTTAAAATCAAAACTAACATCGGCATTTGGATCTGCCATCTTCTGGAATACTTCATTGTGTCGGTAAACAAGGGATCTATTTTCATCATGAGAGGTTATGTTAGTAACTATATCTCTATAGTTTCCTCCAGTCATGATTGCATTTCTAATAATCCAATCTTTTGCAGCTTGTTGTTTAACGGGATCGGAATCATCTTCAACAGCCTCTTGGACCCTTTTAATTCTAGCTTGTCTACCAATATATTCTGCTGCTTGTTGGCGAGTGGCTGCATTTTTTGGATCATATGCTGTGCCATCAGGCCCATAAAACACTCTACCAAGTTCAGTTTCTGTTCGCCCAGCATATGATAAACTTCCTATTGTAATATTACCCAACGCAGTATAGACTTGCTCAGGTTGCGTAGTTTTTATTTTACCGGCATAAACATAAGTATTACCGTCATTAATCGTAGTTTCTAACTTACTTACATCAGATTCTAATTGTTCTTCAAACTCTAAGAATGCGTCCCATCTCTCCTTCCCCTCCCCTGTAGTAATATCACCAAACTGTAGCTCGTCTGCCCATTCGGTAAAACCCTCTTGGAACTTAGGATCATCAGCCGCTGTTGGGCCAAGCTCGCCACGAATAGACGCTCTTCTTCTTACTGTAGTATTATATTCTCCACATTTAACATCATCTTTAATCGCACCTATTTTATCCTTTTGACCAATCCCAAGTTCAAAAGCATACTTAGGATCTTCACTTGGCGTAAGTGCTTTTTCTGGGTCCAACCCTAGTAGCTTACACGCTTCTACAGCCCTATCGTAGTTCTCTTTCTTGTAGTAAAAAACGGTATCACTCCTCGCTCCCGACCCCCCTGCTTTACTTAAATCTCCAGCAGAGTCAGCACCCATAGCTTTAACAAAAGCCATGTGTCTTCGTATAGTCATCAAGGTATATCTAACTAAGGGTTCGCCTCCATCTGTTTGAGCTAATTGAGCTTGTTCCATAAGGATTGCTTCTTCACTATCTGCGTCGAAAGTTTTAGCTACATCCTCTTCCCCCACTTTTCCTCTGGCATACTCGATAAGGTCTAGTCCTTTTCCACTAATATACTCAGCTAGACCCTTTAAAGCCTCTCTAATTTTCTTTGGATCGTTACCAGCCGCATTAAGAGCTACCGCAGCAACCATACATTTCTCATCAACAGTCCCCCTAACTTGATTTAAACCCTTGTTATTTGGTGCAGATGGTCCCCTCATTTGCTTTTCTTTAAAATCAGGGCATCGTTTTTTAAGAGCCTCTAAAGCGTCAATTTGTAAATCATTTTTGGTATTAATTACCACCCCTGTTTCTTGGGTATCACCAAAAATCATGAGCTTATCACCGTATATACCAACTTTTTGATCAACTGTATCACAATCTCCCTCACCTGTCAAAAATTCCATAAACTCTCTATGATTTATTGAAACTTCAACTAGTAATCCAGGGGGTATTTGTTCAGACTCACCATCTACACCTATGGCCTGACCGTTAGCTAATTTATAACCCCAGGCTGCGTTCCCCTGCCCTGTTGCAAACATTCCAGGAAACTCACAATACTTTGGCTTAGGTTTAGTTGTTACACTAAGACAAAAATCCTTTATATCTTTAAAAGTTGCTTGTATAGCATCTACACCCGCTTTAATATTATTTGGAGCTTCCAGATCAACATTGTATACAGGTTCTCCTGTTTCCTCATCTATCCTTTCTAAGAAAACCGCACCTGCATTTTCTCCTAGGTCTTCCCATCGCTTTTGTTCTGCTTCTGCTTCTTGTTGGGCAATCTCCGCATCTTGTTCTAAAGAATCCCTTGCGGTCTGGCTTAGATCGGATTCTCCTGATAGCTTTTTAACAAACTCGTCGTATGCTTCTTGATTTCTCTCAAGTCTTGGTGCATTACTAGTTCCTACATTCTTCTCAATAGAAAGAATACCTCCTTGGGGACCTAATCCCTGAACTCCAACTGCGCCAGTGTTTACATTCTTATAGATTATCATGTTGGTAGGTTCCCCTACAACATTGGTTACTTTTAGTCCTTTGGTGGCGATCTTCTCTGATGGGATCTCAGGAGCATCTGCAATGGCAGCATCTGCTGCTTCTTGAGCTTTGGCAGTCGTGGCTGCGTCCGTGGTAGGCTCTTTTTTCCCATCATCAGGTTTGACTTTTGGGGTATCCGCTTCTAAGATATAAGTAAGTTTAAATGTACGCTTCTTAAGCTTTTCGTAGCTCTCCATTAGGTCTGAGAAGTAATCCATAGTATATTATAGCCAAGTTAAACAGGCTCAGTCTGCTTTTAACCACAGACTGAGCCATAGATACCTAAACATCACCTCCCTAGTTAAGATGGGTTAGCGTAGTTATAAACATTCATGAAATCATACTTGAAGTTCACAGTCAGTTGATGGAATTGGTTTTGAGTATAGTTAAACTCTGAAGCAGACCATGAGGTTGGGTAAACCCCATAAAGCTCTACAGTAGAGTGAGGAGTCATCGTGTTATCAAGCATGACGATCTCCACTTTATCAGCTTTAAAAGTCTGTCCAGCAGTGCCTCCAGGCTGTGCGCTCTTAGTCATCTCACCAGTGATAGGATCGTAGGTGTGACGGAAGTAGCGGTACAGATCAGAAGCAGTCTCACGAAGATAGAGGTTGTCGAAGTCCACACTAAGCTCACCAGGAGTGGTCTTACCAGGGTAGAAAACCTTATCGTTGATACGATCAACAGCAATCGCTTCGTTCTTCATTTCCAACCCACCAACTTTCTTGGCAGCCAGAGTGAGATCAGCTTGGTTCGTCACATCTTCAGGAAGCCCAAAGAAGTGAATCTCAAATTGATATGCCCTTACCGAATCAAGATCAGTTGAAATGGTGGGGAGACCCTGACCAGGGGTGAACTTACGGTCATACTTAGTCTTGTAATAAGATGTTGCCATTATTTAATTTCCTTAGAGAGAACCTAACTGAGCCGATTGGTTGGTCAGGTTGATTTCGAAGATGAGGATCTCGGCAGTCTTGGTAGGCTTAATGAGAACCTTAGTCCAAAGTTCATTGCGATCAATTCTAACAGGAGTGTTAGTAGTTTCATCACAAACAACACGGAACTCGGTGATGCCTCTTCTTCTACGGATATCATCGAGGAAGGGGTTAAGAACACCTTCGATTTGTGACCAAGTGAACTCATCGTTAGGCTCGAAAACAAATCGCTGGGTCGCTGCAAGGATAACCTTGCGAATGTAGATCATAAGTCTGCGGATATTAATTCTATCCAAAGCAGTTGCAGATCTTTGAGTAGTTCTTTGACCAAAGATGGTGATACCTTGTTGCGGGAAGGAAACGATTGGGTTAACAACATTGCCTCCACTGTAGAGACTGTCTCTATCACCTTGGTTCAGTTTGACTTCCACCTCGGTAGGCTTCGTGAGACGACCTCTACGGTATCCCGCAGGAGCAAACCAGCTATCAGCCACAGCGTCTGTGAAAGCCATCTGACGGGCTCCGAAGACCGCAGGATCGTACCAGCGATCTTTGCCGTCGAAGGTGCTGAACACCTTCACCCAAGGCCAGTAGATAGCAGCATAAGAACTATTAATTGCCGCAGTTCTAGACCCACCAGTAGAGGAAGATTTACCGTTACTCCAATCAATAGCATCCTGAACCGTTCCCACTGCAACAGGAGGCGAGACAAGAGCAAGGAAGTTTTGAGTAGTTTCCGCTAACGTGATAAGGTTATTCTGAACCGATTGGTTTTGAACTCCTGGGACCAAAGCAATTCCAATGTTAAGAGTCGGGTCATCAAGAGATTGCATACCAGTCTTAGGCTCAACAGAAGCATCTCCAATCAAGGCAGTTGCGTTAGCACTGTCAGATCCTGTGCCGTTATCTCCACCAGCCATACTGGTAGCTGTCGCAGGAACAAGCTTGTTCCATCTAGAGGCAGCAGTAGAGACTCTGGATTGCGAGACGGGGGATTCTGTTCCATCCCCTGTGGGTTCTGCCCATTGATAATCTACTTGGAATTCAGTTGTACCCATCAAAGTACTTAAAAGATCGGAATAATTCGTTAGTTCGGTTGCGGTAGCATCAGCATCATCCTTAACCAAATTACCTTTAATAATATCAGAGGTAACATTAGTCTCGCCAGTGTTAATAACATTTTCAACAAAAGCACCTGAGCCAACAAAACTACACTTGAAAGTTTCTGCTGTAGTACCATCTTGATTAACATTAACATTAAAGTTTTGTGACCCTAGATCCGCAGCAGTAATGCTGTTACCACTTGTATTGCCATCCGTCCTAGTTCCAGCATTGTAACCCGCTCCAGGATGTAAAGACTCCACTTTATAGGCAGCGGAATTCGTTCCTGTGGTAAGAATACTTCCACCGTAAACCCTTACAGCAGAAGCATAAAGACCAGAAACACCATAAGCCGTTGTTCCACTTGCAGGGGTAGTTGCCATTAAGGCAGAAACGCCACCATTAGTAGCACCAATAGTTGTTGGAGCGAAGGAAGTACCACTACAAGCAGAAACACCAATAGAAGCACCAGAACCAGCAAAGCTTCCGACAATAGCACCAGAAAGACCTAAACCAGTAGCATCAGCACCAGCAGCCCCATCAAAGAAACAACCAATCTTATCAGCATCTAAGCCACCACCGACAATTTTGCGAATTGCCTCAGCTTGGCTAGTAGCAGTACTCGCAGGAATACTAAAGTCCTTACCTTGGCTGGAGTTGTCAGGATACTGAGCCGTTCCTGCGTTATCATAAACTTGAATTCTTAAAGTAAGAGGTGTTCCAACTCCAAAACCTTCCCCAGCAGCATAAGCAGCACCACCAGAAACTATAACAGCAGGGCAAGAACCAATACCCATAGTAGCAGACGCATCAGCAGCCGAACTACCTGCGGCTCTTACGAAGTACATGCTGTTGGTTTGCTCTAAAATTTCTAGTGCGCCTTCAAGAGCTTGACCACTAATGGATTCACTTGGAGAACCAAAAGTACTAATAAGGTTATTTTGGCTAGTGATTAAGGTAGCCTTGTTCGTGGGACCCTTACTAGCAAACCCGACGATACCAACAATAGAGGTATTAATTGACGGGGCGTATTCTGAAATATCTTTCTCAATGGTGTATACACCAGGGCTTACATAATTTACCATTTAATTTCTCCTAAGCGTTAGAAATCTTAAAGATCCTACGTCGATGTAGGGTTTTGATTTGTTCTGTGATGTAGCTCTCGGGAACTACAAGGCTTTCCCCTGGCTGCATACTCCTCTCCTTACATCCTTTTTCTGTACTGAAGTAGACGGTGAGGCACTGAAGACTATCATTTTTTACAACTTTCATAACTAATTCCTTCCTTTATTATGTACTACAGGCAGACCCTTTTTATGAAAACTTTTTACCCACATTCTGTATTCACTGCTACTGTAAGAGTGGGGGCACTATTCTTCTCATCTTTCTCTGTTGCAGTATTGTAAATATCGGCATAAATACCAAACGCATATTGTATATTACTAGTATAGTACAGATCTGTATACTGGAAAGTGCCTGAGAAAGTCTCTCCTGGATCTAAAGATCCTATAGATTGTTGTGCGACTAGCTCAACATCAGGATAAAATTCAAGAGAATCCATTGTTAGTATGGCTTGATCAGGTGCGTCAGTTCCATTTAAGAATCGCCAAAAACCTACTACAAATGGTTGGGCTGTATCATTCCCACTATTCACAACGGTATAAGAGTAGGTTGGTGCAGGGGGAGGAGGGGGTGCGGGTGGAGCAGGGCCTGTTCCATCATAACAATAATTCATCGCTGCTTGCATATTAGTAGGAGGATAATGTCCTTGCCCAGAAGCAAAAAGCTCTGTTAAATTAACAGAAAAGCTTTGCATCCTGATGTCTGGGTTAGGAGCATCTGCTGTATCTCCCGTATCAACCGAAAATCCAGTACCTGCGACAACCTTAGACTGCCCTGCTCTTGTCATTGCTGCCGCATGAGGGCTTAATCCGTGAGTACTTATTGCATCGAAAGGAAGAGAAACCTTATCTCCTTCTACAAACACACTTTGAGATCCTGGGCCTATAATCAATCCACCAGCAGTGTCTGTTTGGACTCGGCATACACCTTTGCCTTCAATACTTACTCTGCTACTCCCTGTTTGGAAATCTCCACAGGTTGCGGCAGTAGTGGCTACACAAATAGGATCAGCCATTAACTAGTCTCCACTTTAAATTCTTCAATCTTACCAGTCGAAGTGTAAAGAAACTTAGGACTAGGGATGTATGTTCTTAAGACTATGTTCAGAGTTTTCTTAAGAACCCTATCAGCCTTGTCTGCTACTGCAACCTGACCCACATCGTCCTCAGAGTCTAAGTATGCTTTGGCTAGTGTGGAGAACTCTGTTGGAACCTGCATTTCAGGATTAAACTTTAATCTAATCTGTTCAAGAATTTGATCCATGTCGGACATATACTTAGTCCAGATATTTAATTGATACTTAACATTCACTGCCCTAGGGGCTAGACTAAGAACTCTGAAAGCTCTATTCTTTTCTGCATCCCAGTAGCTCTCGTTAACTAAAAGACTTTCAGTTTTCTGTCGAGCAGTATCATTGTCTGAAGTTGTTTGACCTATAGAAATGATCGGAAGAATAATATTATTTTCTTGCTTCAACTTGGCAATAGCTCTCTCAGCATTAGCATGGATACACATGATACTATTAAACTTCTCCTCTGAATCAATATATCCTACATCGTTAAAGGATGCGATCATAGAGCGTAGAGATTCTCTGTAAACAAAAGAGATATTATTCTTAGCTTGAGTCATTTTGTAAATTACTTTACGCACATCTCCTTCCCTAGTATCCCATCTGTCATTCCTACTTGTAAATGTGGAGGCATCCCAAGTAGTTAGAACAGTATCAGGCATTGTTACTGTGTTAAATGAGGTTGCTTGAGAGGGTATTAAAAAATTTAGGGGCTTGTTATAGGATCCATCTCCTGCTGGGGTAAACCCTGTTTCATCATTGGTCATACTATGAGAACCAACAGGGAAAGTGTAATACCCACCAAGAGAAGCATTAAAGGTAGGTTCTCCAGAAACCCGCAAGGTCCAGATTAATCCAGCATCAACGCCAGTAATAGCCTGTAAAGCAATTAAAGAATCCTGTTGTATAGCCTTTAACTCATCTAAACGAGAAACTCCCGCATAATCGGTAGTAGAAATCCAAAGATTTGCTACTGTCCCTACTGCGGTACTCTGTGTATCAGTGGTTAAACCTCCTAATGCAATATTTCCTTCTGCTAAGGACTTCCACTTCCACTCTGCAAGTTTAGTACTCATCGTCTATACCTGCATACCCCCCAAGTTCATCGCTGACCTGGGTAAGAGGGGTGTCCTGAACATCAGGAGCATCACGGAGGAGTTTAGCAGAGCATACTAAGTGGTACACACCATACGATTCAAAGCTATCCTCAACAACTTCGAAAATTTCATACCTTTGATCTTGGAAAAAAGGCTTAATAACATCTCCAGGGATCACAGACCTACCAAGCTTCCTTTCAATGTAGCTCTTGTTGAAAGTAAAGAGTTGATCATTGGTTAACTCAATACCAAACTGGGTAAGCTCCTCACTCATGGAGATTGGGTCGTAGTGCCCGTGAACCGTAAGTGCTTGTTTGGCTACAGGCTTGTTACGAGACTCCATGTAAACAGGATCATAGTCAGCAGACTGATAGTACTTGTAGAAAGAGAACTTAGAACCAGCAAGACGAATCATCTCATCATCAACCAAGTTGAAGAGGTTAATATCTGGATTCTCCTGATCGAAGAGGTTAAGAAGACTCTCTCCCTCATCAAGGTCAGGAAGCTCAGGTAGCCTCGTCGTCGCTTTGTAGTTCTTCTTTGCCATTTATTTATTTCTGGGGGATGTTCCTGTTTTAGGTCCTGGATGGCTCCGATCCGTACACTCCCTTGCCTCTTGTGTCTCCTGTCGGCTTTTCGCCTTTCGCCTTTGCCGCTGCATCTCGCGCCTTCTTCTGTGCAAGAAGATGCCCAGCAGAGGGATTCGCCCCAGGAATTTTAGCCTGAGTCCTAGCCGCTTCATCGCCTACATCTTTCTGAACTTGCGGATCAACTCCTCCACGCCCAGGCTTTGCGGCTGCTACATCAGAAGCTGAAACCTTCTCATATCTTTTCTGAACTGGGGAAAGATCTCGTCCCGCCTTTTCCATTAATGCTTTAATATATTTATTCATAATTTTTCCTTCTGTTGTTTGTGATTCTTCAGGGGGGTTAGGTTCAGGTTTAGGTGCTTCAGGTTTAGGTGCTTCAGGTTTAGGTGCTTCAGGTTTGGGGGCTTTCTTCTTCTTCTTAGGGAGCGGTGTAGGTGGTGTCCAACCTCCAACGGGTCGGCCCCCATGTGGACTGCTACCATATCTCCCCCCTCTTCTAGAATCTTCCTTTAAATCATCATCCGAAGCGGCTTGTTGACCAAGTTCGGCACCCTTCTGTGCTGTGTCATCACCAGTAGCTACACCTTCTGGACCAGCTTGTACCCGTCCTGCTAACTTCTTCTTAGCCATGCCAACTGCTTTTTTCTTTGCAAATTTTGAGGCAAGTGTTTTGCCCACTTTTGCAGCACCAGCCCCAAGCTTTGCAAGGACAAGAGGAAGAGCCTCATCAACCCTGTAACCCATAGCTTCAGCTAAGTACAAGCCCATCCTTTTATACTCAGTGTGGGAATTCTGCTGTTTCTTTAGTCGCGCAGCCTCTTCCGCAGCTACCTTTTTCTTTGCCGCATCCTTAACCCTCTGGGGAATGCCTTCCTCGGCTTTCG